ACAAATCTTAAGAATAGTTCTGTATATTAATTTACCATCCTTATATGCTTGTTTTAGTTCTTTGTTGCTACTGAAATAGTTTTCATAGTCTAACTTAATGACTGTTTCATATTTCTTAGCTCTTTTGTCTGTCATAGCAGCTAGCGCTTTCTTGCCAAACTTTTTCTTTCTCTTACTGTAAAAGTTTTTCTTACCAATGTAAGCGTACATTGTTCCGCTTTTAGTGTCTAAATAGTTCATCATGTAAACAAATCCTACAGCACCTTCTGGAATCAACTTCTCATTAAAGTCTATAACTCTTTTTCCTGACTTAGCTAATGGAGCATCTATCTCTATCTTCCAGGGATACATGTCTTTTTTTATCTTACTCTTTAAACTTTTCATATCAGCTTTTTTAATAGAGGTAATAAAACCTCTCTGGTTTTAGTAAGACCGTGTACCTTGATAGAGTCAGATAAATCTTTTTCCATATCTAAGATTACATAATCAAAACCGTATTTCTCTTTATATTTTTTCATAGAATTAATTCCAGGACCATCATTGTCAAATAATACAAATACTTTATTATAATTGGTAGTTATACTTTTCAATAAATGTTTTGGAATAAAACTATTCTCACTATCAGGTGCAATACATTCTATATTACGGATACCTATTCTTTTAAGTGACATTAAATCCTTCAATGATGATGTAATTATCAAATACTTAGAATCATATTTTAGCTGATCTTTACCTTGTATATAATCTTGAACTTTAATAAACTTTTTATCAGGATTTTTTGGCATATAAATCTTATACAACTCACCAGTATCTCTAAAGTAACCATATGTGTATGCTTTGCTAAACTTTAAAGTTCTTGTAGCTCCATCTAATAACTCTTTATCCATTGTAAAATATTTTAATGGAGATACATTATATTCATTTAATATTCTTGTATTAATATTAAAAGATGTCCAATACTCAGCATCAAAATTATTCCAATTTCTTACTTCATAATCAGATACTTTCCATTTATCATGTTGTTGAATTACAGTATTTTGTATATTATGATTTTTTACATAGTCTTGATAAGTATCAATAATTTTACTTATAGCTTGACCTCTTGTATCTAATCCAAACATACGCCTTACTAATTCAATGCCATCACCTTGAAAGCCAGACGAAAAGTCTTTGAACTTATATTTGCCATCTTTACAGTATAAAAACATAGACGGTATTTTATCCTTATTAAATACTGACTTCATTTTTACATCTTGTCCTGATAATTTTTGTGTTAAATTCAAATAATATTCAAATATCCACTCATCATTTACATCATTAAAACTTGTAATTAAATTTGTAGTTGAAATCATAATAATAAAGTTAAATAAAAAAGGGAGTTACATTTATATATGCAACCCCCTCTTTTTTGGCTGGCTGTTATACCTAATCTAAATCAAAATCAGCTGAACCATTTGCAGAAAATGAATCTTCCCCAAAAGTTTCTACCTCTTTAACTGGTAATTTTTTTAGGTGGTTCATATTATTTTCATCATAGATAAGTGTTTTACCGCACTCTATTTGACCAAAAGCATACTTACCATTTTGAGCTTTAGGAAGATGTAAATCAAAATTTACATAACCTGATTTACTCATATATTCTTTACCACCCACACAAAACTCTAGAAATTTATCTTTGTAAGAAGCGCTTTCATTAAACGCTTTTACAAAATCTTCAATAGTTTCATGTGAACCATCTTGCTCAAGAAACCAATCGTTAATATCTAATGCATTTGATAAATTTTGCAAAAATATTAAGATAGATCTATCTCTTTCAATTTTTACTCCAGATTTAGTCTGACCATCAGCAAATGCATATTGACTTGCTTTTAGTCTACCTATCTGACCTTCATATCTACCTTTGCTTTCATCATCTTTATCTCTAAAGAACCCTTCAAAACCATCAATTGGTTTAGTTTCTACATCTAGTATGATATGATATGCGCCATTAATAAATTTAAATTCTTCAAGCTTAATATTATTAATTTTAAGCTCGTGATTACCTGGAGAAATTGTTTTAGGCAATCCAGCTTTGCCTGTTCCTAGATCAGTTGTACTTAATCCCATTTGTTTTTCTTTTTTTATTAGTTATTAGATAAAAATTTTATCCCAGTTATTTTCTAGGACTTCTTCATTCATTTCAGTTAGAACAATTTCTTGATCTCTTAAGTGTTTTGGTCTAGCTCCACAAGTTACATCATCTGTATTTTTAAATGATAAAATTGCTTTACTACCCTTTCTATACATATACCCAATGGCATCAGCATTAGCGCAAATTAAAGATTTCATTTTACCTGTAAGGTCAATATTTGCAGCCATAACCATTTCTCCGTCATCATCAACAACTTTGTCTTTGATATGACCAGATAAAATAATTGTAGGTGCTAATGTATCAATAAAATCTAAAACTTGAAAGAAAGCTTGACGAATATATAAATATCCAGCACCATTCGGTAATGTAGTTACATTATCACCTTGAAAGTTTTTACCCATAGGTGTAGCTTTGTAAAGCTTAACCGCTAAGGGCATTATCATATTTTCTAAGGCTGTTACAGTATCTACTGTTACATACTTGTATGGCTTACCAGCTTCTTTAATTGCTTTACCAGTATCTAATAATGTTTTTAGATCGGGTACATCAACTTTTAATGCATCAACATATCCACTACCACCTTCTAAGTCTAATATTAGATTATTATCTAACATAGAAAAGGCAGTAGTTTTACCTGCTTTTGGTTTACTATATATAATTAACCTCTTAGGGTTAACTTGTTCAGCTTTTACTTTTTTTGTTGGAAGTACTATACTCATTTTCTTAATATTTCATGTTTTATTCCTTCTAATGCTTCTGCTATTCTTTCTAAAACTATAAGCAAGGGTTCTCTCCTCTCTTTATCCGCTTCTTTATCTTCTTTCCACGGAACATAGTTAGGGTCGTCTTCTTCCTTCTTTTGTTCAAAATCAGGAAATATACTTAATGTACTTTGTTCTTTAACTTCAGGTTCTTCTTGTATTTTTTCCCATTCATTATAAGTAACCTCTTTACCATCAGGTAGTATTGCTGTTAATTCTGATACAGATATAACATAACTACTATAGGGGTTACCTTGTGAATTAGTACTTTCTTTTAACTCATACTCCTCTTTATAAAAAGGATTATGCTTATGTTTAAATAAGCATCTTTTTTCATACATAGGTATAACATCTGTTAATGTTCTATTTTCATCATAAACATTATCATAAAATTCTATGTAAATATCTTCTGCTTTTTCTAGTTCCCATTCAAAGAATTGAACTTGTCTGCCATACTTTCCTTTTTTAAAGAAAGCTGTTTTTATTGTAAAAAATGGGTCAGCAACCTTTGCTTTTTTTAATGTACCCAAGTGTTCTGTTAAGAACTCTTTTTCTTTTTCTTTTCGTATATTCATATTTATCTTATTGATATTTTTTGCCCTTGTGCAGGTACGTCCATTTCACTTATTCTCATACAACTTCTATCTAATTTAAAGAAGCTTATTTTAGTCGTTCCATTTCTAGATTTTAACCAATGAAATACTAATGTTTCAGGATCTTCAATTACAAATTTTTCTGGACCATACATTCTTATCCTTCTACCTGAAGGTTTATTAATGCCAATTACTATATCCGCATGTTGTAGTAAGGCATCTGAACCATATATATCAGAATCTAAAATGTAATTACCATAAGTACCATCTTCAGCCCTTCTAGGGTCTTCTATATTCCTATTGAGTTGACTTAATACAACAAATGCAATAGGATACCTTTTTTTCAATCTTGTTAAAGCTTCTCCTAAATGACCTAGCATATCAAATTTGTCTTTCTCATATCTATCTACAGCAAATAAGGCTGAATGATCTATAGTAACTAGCATATTAGGATATACTCCGTCTTCTTTATATTTTTCTTGCTCATATGCAATCGTAGCTTCAAACTCACTTATAGTACATTGATCATATACTACGTTTGTTATATCTTTATTTTGTGTTGAATTATAATACTCAACACATTTATTCCAAATTTCTTTATCAACTAGATTACCACCTTTACTCATTAAAGTATTATAGTCTGATCCAGTTTTTAAACTAAATTTTCTAATACCATTAGTTTCATCAACCATTTCCATCTGAAATTTTAAAACTCTAAATTTCTGATCTGGATTTTTTACTATGATATCGCTTATCAATTGTTCCATGAACAAAGTCTTACCTGTGCCTGGTCTTGCACCAATTACTGTGATAGTTTTCCATTCTAAACCATCACAAAATGCATCATTAAACTTTGGCCATGCAGTTACTAAAGAAGGTAATTTACCTTGCCTTCTAGCTTTCATTTTAGTTAAAGCTTTACGCAGGGAATCCCTTTCACTCACTGGCTTTAGTGGTGATGCATTATTGTAATTACTCATATTATGAATTTAAGGCTTCCTTTTTTGCTAAATTATATAGAGCATGTAATCCAGAAATTATTAATTCTATAGTTATAAACTGTATTATAGTAATATCTACTATAAATAAATTAATAATACTAAATGCAAATGCGCTACCCAAAATTGCAATAAAAAATAAATTAATTTTTGTCATTAATCAACTTCATCTTTAAAATAGACAGTCTCACTATACTCATCACTATTCAACAATTCACAGTAATTAGCTAATTCAGACTCCCATGTTTTATCATTATTTTGTTTTCTTATGAAGTATTGACTTGTACGCATATAATCAAAATTATTGAGTTCATAGTCTTTTACATACTTTTCAGTAGCTTTACCAATTAACTCCCACGTATAGTCAAAATTTTCAAAAAACCATCTAAAAGAATTTTCAAGATTTTTTGGGTTGACCCTTGCATATTTACCTGATGGTAATTTTTTATTAGGAAACATACTTACATATGCTTTGATTTTATCACTAAAATCTTTACCCATTATATTCTTTGCAGATTTCTTCTTGGTTTTTTTAAAAAATCCTCCAATTTCTTCAATAAAGATAATGCTTTTACTAGTTAACTCCAAATTATCTTTTAACCAGCCATCATCTTGCAATCTTCTAACTTCTAAAGATTTATTTACAAATTTTTTAGGAACTAGTTTATTTTTAATACAGTGTAAAACATAGTAACTATTAGGACTTATATCCTCACTAACTAACCTATTAAATATATCATCCATTACCAGATTATTTGTTGTTTTGTATTATCATATATTATCTTATTTATCTCTTTAAATAAGTTTTTAGAGTCCCATTTTCCACCTTTATATGCAGCTGATGCTGGATGTGAAACATTAATTTTATAATTAAACTCATCACTAATTAAATCACTCCAACTTTCTGCTTTTTTACCCATAAAAACATAAATTATGCCTGTATAATTATCATTTAAATACGTTAATAAATGGGCTGTAAATGTTTTCCAAATATCATAATGAGAACCAATATTATTTACTTCACAAGTAAGTGCTGTATTCAACATCAAGATACCTTGGTTACTCCATCTTTTTAAATCTAATGGATTATATAATAAATCATTAGTTCTAAATGCAGTATACTGATTCTTTAATTCATCAAAAATATATCTTAAAGACGGTTGAGGCTTATCTACTTGAGAACAACTAAATGCTATCCCATCTGCTACGCCAAGCTGCGGGTAAGGATCTTGTCCTATAATTACAACTTTAAGATCATCATATTTACATTCTTCAAAGGCTTTAAATAAATTTTTTAAAGGGGGTGTAAATCTTTTACCCTCCTTAACTAATTTATCTAAGGTTAATAAAGCTTCTACAAATTCGGTGCTAAATATATAATGTTTAAAAACTTTTTGCCAACCGCTATCTTTAAGTTTGTCAAACATTTTTTGTTTAATATCTGCTATTTGTGTTTTTTCCATATAATTTTTTATATTTGCTGTATGCCAGCTAAAGTTAAACAAATAAAAGAAGATGCTATTGTTACTATTGAAGTAAATAAAATCTTCTATAAAATGGTCAAGGATCTGTCAGGATTTCTTATAAGTGGTATGGAAATCAAAAGTGCTTCTGATTTACAATCTATTATGAAAAAAGACTTTGATAAGATGACAGATCCTGAAAAAGGTGTTTATACATTGACCTTATTACTAGCTGAAATTGAAGTTCAGGCTGATAAACAAGATAAAATAGAAGAGACTGAAATACTACTTCCAAATGACCCAGGTTTTGAAAAACCTGATTTATCTAATGAAGATTAACATTGTAGAACTCACCTATTTCTATACAAGCTTGTATAGCTAAACTTAATTCACTCTTATTACAATCAGCAAAAGACTTATAGTCATCAACTAAAAGTAATCCTGCTTTTTCTTTTACTAGCTTTTTCATATCATCAAAGCTATAGCCACTCTCCTTGGCCAGTTCACGTATACATTTGTGCACCTTTGATATCTGTGCACCACTTCCATTAGACTCAGAGATAGACATAAAAATGTCTACCTCTTGTCCTTCAGAAAGTTTTTCAGTAAATAACTTGAAAGCAAGTTTATCCATTTTCTTTGGATATACTAGCTTCCCGTTCTGCATTTTCAATTTTGCTGAAAACATCTATTAATTCTTTTACAAGGTTTATATCTCTTATTACTAATCCAGGATCATCTATGTTAACACGTAGTTCTCCTTCTTTATTAAAGGTGTCTGCGGCTAGAAACATGCTACCACCAACTTGTTTACGAAAGTAATAATAATCATAACCATTATTACTCTCTTCATCATAGACCATAACTTTCTCAAAGTCTAGATCCATTAGTTCTTGTTCAGTCATTTACTTTTAGTTTTTTATATTGTTTCCACATATCCATATTTAAAATCTTAGTATCATAATCACGTATAACTTCTCTATACTTAGATTTCTTTTTATCAAACTCCCCAAGTTCTTTTATTCTTAAGTTTCTGTAAAACTTAACTACTTGAGAAGCTACAAATAAGTTATCTTTATCTGGAGACTTTATAAGATTAACTAGATTTTCTATATTTTCTTTATGCATGTAGCCTAAATACAGCAAAAGATGTGCTTCAGCTAAAAACATCCATGGCTTAATCATCCCTGCTTTAGATGTATTAGCTTTATTTAAATACATCATCCACATTATATTTGAATTCTTAGCTTCAGGATTACTGGTTATTTTATAGTGCTCATCTAAAATTTTCTTACCTAGATTTTTTACTCTTCTTTCCATGATAATATTTCTTGTCTAACATGTCTACCTAAATCAGTATCATTTGGATACTTCTCTTCCATGTCTATTATCTCGAATATTACATCAGCTCTTGATCTTAACTTTACAGGTAAAACCCGATTAGCTGGAATAATGCTATTACTATCTACACTTTTTACTTGTCTATGCTTATTTAAATCTTTAGTCATAAGTTTATATTTTTCTAGCTTTGACTGCAAAGACTTGCATCCTTTGTAATCCCCATAGGATCCTCCAGATGCAACTCTTGCAAATTCAAGCATGTTTTTATCAGTCCACTGCTTTGCCATCTAAATCTTTTGTTTCTTCATTTACCCTAAACTTAAATACTTGAGGTATAATAAACCATCCGATCATTGTTACAATAACATCTAATGAAGTCATAAAAAATATACAAGCTATATAAGTTATAAAGGCTCCTAACCAATATGTATTAATTACTAATCCTTTCATATTATGCGTCTAATAAAAGTTGTGTTAAATCTGCATTAGCAATAATAGTCTTAGTAAGTTTATTTCTAAATGCACGGTTAGTATCTAAAGTCAATAACTCATACTCAAGATTACATAAAGCTATATGATCATTCTTATAAGCTTCATGAAAAGTATTTACCTTTTTGATTGCTATCTGAAGATCTTTTATTTGTTGTTTTGTTAGCTTTTTCTTTACTTTTTTGTCAAGTGTACCTGACCATCCATCTAAATCTTTTACTTCTTTTATTAAATGATATGAAAAAGTATTACTACGTGTAGTCTTCATCTTATAAGTACGAACTGAAGTACGTACTTGCTTTTCTTTTACTCTTGTAGGATTCTTTAAAGTATTTAAATGTCCAATATCATAAACATAATAGCTATTAAATTCATAATCAGTTAGGTCGTCCCAAACATATCTAATAGCGTCTTCAATACTATTTCTACTGTAATAATGATTATGTTCTGTAAAGTCTTTACCTACTATTGACAATATAAAATCTTTTACTACTTGTTCTGAGTTTTTTTCATTCTCATTTTTTATAACAGTCAACTTTTCTATAGCTTCAACAAGCTCATTTTCTTTCTTTTCCAATAATACATTTAACACATCCTCTTTAGTTACCTTTAACTCTAATTGTGCATTAGTTTTTACGTCTACTGATTCTAATTCTGCTTTACTCATTTTCTTTTTTTTTGTTTCTGAAATACAGGTTCACACCTTGTTTTAAATATATAATATTATCATTTTCAATACTGCTGAAATGGCCCATAGTATTAATGTAATAAACTTTAGTATACATAGACCTATAAAAAGCCAAGCCCATATACCACGAAGACTTACTTTATTTCTACTTATATAAATTTCATGTTTACTCATCTTTTTTTTCTTTTCAAATGTTTAACGGTATCTTCTTCACAAGAAGTAAATGTTGTTACTGTAACATTATAAAATAGCCTAAGCTTTTCTATACTCTTCTTACCACGTGTCTCATACTGCTGATCAGTAGTATAAACTTTACGTTTCTCTAATAGATTAGTATCAACACATCTTGCTTCTACAATTCTAAATATCCTACTCATTTTCTTTATCTAAGGGTATTGTTACCATAGCACTACCACGTCCATTAAAATATATTATAAACTTGTATCCATCCATTTCAAAGGTTTGTAAATACCTAGGATCAGCTGCAGACTTGTAGTATTTAACGTCAATCATTTCTGCTTTATCCCATATAGTATCTCTTTTCTGTGCTCTTTCCATTCTATCCCCACACCCTACTAATAAAAGTGCTATTAATAATATTCTAATCATCTTTGTTTTGCTTTATGAATTCTCTACTTTTTCAAACACCTCTTCTATTTCATCACCGTCCATCATAGAAACACTAAATCTTGGAAAATATTTCTGGGTTAATTGTTGCTTCTGATCATATGGTAAATTATCCCACCATGGCATAATAATATTCTCAAATTGCTCGTCTGTGTATTTACTCATCTTTTTCTCATTTTATAAATTCTTATTTTATAGTTAAATATGTTCAGTCTGAATACTGTTCTGTATTCACTCATACTTCTTCCATGTTATCAAAGTCTCTGTTGATCTCAACTTTAACTATATACTTAGTCATTGTTCTGCGGTCAATCCAAATCTCATGCTCTGTATCACTACCTGGTTCATGAAATTCTAATCTATCAATAAGCTCTTGACGCTTATTTTCTCTATACTGTGCAAATGTTTCATTTTCTATTGCCATATCTTATTGGTTTTGTTGTTTTACGGTTAATATTCTTATATAAAGATCAACATCAAAGTGATCCCAATGTTCTTTCCAGTCTGCTATGTTAGCTCCCATATATTTCAAATTTAATAATTAATAAAAAGGGTAGTATTATACTAGAGCACTTACCTCCACCTAGTTGCTTTCACAAATCTTTTTCCATAGACGTTTACTTCCATGTTAGTATAATACTGTGTATTCGGCTCTATGCCTATTCTATTACCAAATAGGTCAGATACACTTTGCCTCCATTTCCCCCGCGGGTTGCTCATCTGTCTCCACGCTTTACCCAGGCCTTGACAACCTAAAATTTACTTATTTCTTCAATCTTAAATCCGCCTTGCCACGCTTCCTAGACCTTAACATAACATTGCCGTTGTGGAGTAACACCCTTAGTACACCCATTAGGAGTCGAACCTAAGACCTACTGCTTAGAAGGCAGTTGCTCTATCCATCTGAGCTATGGGTGCAAAGTTACTTATCCAAATTCTTTATAGGATATAGTAAAGGAAAGCCCAAACAAAATTCTTGCTAAAACAATCCATAGTATACAAAATAAAACACTATTTGCAGGAACTGCTAAAAATATAATACCTAAAAATATAAATGTATTTCTAACTAACTTAAAAAGATGCCATGCATCTGTTAAACCTACAAATAGTGTTGTTGATAATGGAAATTTAGGGCCTTGCAAAGGATCATTATTTTTATACTTATTTTTCCAAGAAACTTGAGGATTCCAAAAGTATCTATTAAACTTTATAAAAATAGATCTGTGGTAATGAAACTGTAAAGTATCCATTACCCCTTCACTTATACCTGCTAATATAAAGCAAACTAATCCAATGTACTCCATTAGTTGTTTTTTCTATATTGTAAATACCAAACAAGTGATCCTATAAATCCACCATAAGCTGCAATACCTACAGCAATTTTTAAATAGGCTGTATCTAAATAGCCATTAACCCACCAAAATGGGTATAATATACACATTGCTAACGCAAATAAAATTTGTAATACATGTATTACGTGTTTTCTATATCTTCTCATAATTTATAATTTTTAAAATATGTTTAATATATTTAATATACTTAGAAAATATACCTTATTGTGTCTAAATCAAAGTACTGTGAATAAAGTTCTTTAAACTCCTCAAGTAACCTTGTTTTATGCTTCAAAGGATATCTCATAACACCTGAACTATTTTTTACTTCATAGCTAAGGCTCA